AGTGCGCCGCAGGAGGATTACTCACATGAAAGATAGGCAGCCAACACAGGTTTTATCGAACGGCGCGATCCGCTACGGCGTCTATAACGCCGACGGCACGCTCAACCACTACGAATACCTCAAGCGCGAGGACGCGCCCACCGTCGAGGGAACGCCACTCAACAAGGCAAATCTGCTATCCGATGCAACCGCCGCGAAGATCTGGCCCGGCTCGAAGAAGCCGGACGACCCGACCGTGAATGACGCGCTCGGCAAACTTTCGGAGGGTACGGCCAAAGTCGGCGACATCGCTATCACGTCCCGCACAGACCTGTCCGACGCATGGCTCCCGTGCGACGGGCGCACTGTATCGCAGGAGCAGTATCCAAGCCTCTGCGCCGTCCTGCGGACGCCGGACAGCCCGGCGATTTGGACGGAAAAGACCGTATCAACAAACGTCGGAGCGGGCGGCGACGCGATCTCCTACGAAAACGGACATTGGTTCCGCACGTACCGGGACGCGACATCCGCACACATTCTGGTGTCGGACGACGGCGAGACGTGGGTAGAATGGCCGATTCCGCAGAACTTCTGGACCGACTCGACCACACTTACTTCTCGAATTGTAGCAGCAAATGCTGTAAAGTACTACAATAATCAATATGTATGTAGCGTGTTAGTACTGTGCGCTACAACATCAGGCACAAAATACAGTTGGGGTGTTCTATTTGCAAGAGAGGTATTTAACGCATTTCAAATCGATTCCCCAGGGGTCTTCAACTGGTATGATTCAGATCGGGTAGAAGACTTTACAGGTACGCGTGCAGACATATATTGGGATGGCCGCTACTTCTTTATAGTAGGTATAGAGGACGTTCCCTACGACTCCATCGCCTTATTTCGATATACAGATCAGCTTACAGCTAAAACCAGACCAGCAACTAGCTCGGAAACATCGTGGACTGCTGGATCGCAACTCCCTGGGCGTTCTCTGCAGAAGATTCTCGTTCTGGCAGCAGGCGATGGCATTTTTGTCGTAACTATACGTCCTTCCGGCTCTAATGTCGACAACTCATACGAGTGGCTTTCATACTTCCAAGGTGTTACAGCATCACGACTTGACAAAGACCTGAACACACTTAAACCATCAGATTCTATTGAGTATGAAGCCTTTTTTGAGGTGAATAACGATGTATACCTATACTACACATTCGACAGGTCTGAATATTATCGCCGCAAAATAACGGTTGGAAGCACACTGGACGTATCGACGTCTAGGATAACTGAAGGCGATAGAATACAGTATGCGATAAGCTGCAGCGATCAGGTTGTAGGGGTGTACGATTCGACGGTTAAAGTAGCAGAAAATATAGAGCAAGGATGGGATTTTTCGGCTTCACTTCCTAAAGCCGTTGGTAACTATCCTGTTGCAGTAGGTACCATCGTAAGACTGCCATACAAGTCTCAGGGCACGATTGTACAGGATGGTGTCCACGATTTTGCGTACGACAACAAGAAAATCCCTACCATTACACCCGATAGTCGCAGCAAAGCCTACATCAAGGCATTGGAGGAATAGCCATGCAGGACAGACAGGGCACAAACGATCTTGCGAACGGCGCTGTCCGGTATGGGGTGTATGACGCGGCGGGAAGCCGTCTGCGGTACGCATGGCTTCGCCCGGAGGACGAGCCGCTGGAAGCCGGGACGCCGCTCACGGCCGGGAACCTGCTGACGGCACAGAGCGCTGCAAAGATCTGGCGAGCGGGCGACGCACCGGCGAACCCGATGGTAAATGAGGCATTCGGGAAGCTGTCGGAGCCGAATTATCACATCGGCGATATCCTCACAACTGTCCGCGTCCTCGCTGCCCCGTGGCACGCGTGCGATGGCTCAACCTTCGATCAGACGGCCTACCCGGCCCTCAACGCAGCCCTCGGCGGCACGACGCTGCCGACGATCAGCTATTCCAGCGATACCACCACCTACATCAAAATGGCGGACGATTAGCCCGGCAAATAAAAGAGAAAGGTACAGAAAAATGGACACCAAAACCATCATCGTCACCCTCGCCTGCGCCGCGCTTGGCTCATCCGCGCTGACGGCGGTAGTCAATGCCATCGTCAGCGCGGTTCAGAAAAAGCGCGGCAAGGCCACAACGCAGGAGGCGCATCTAGCCGAGATCGACAAAAAGCTCGGAAAAATGCAGGAGCATCAGGACGAGCAGTATCTGGCGATCCTCCGGCTGACCATCATGTCGGAAGAAATGCCAATGGCAGAGCGCCTGATCGCCGGAGAGAAGTATAAAAAGATGGGCGGGAACGGCGATGTAAAAAAGTTTTTGCACCAGCTGGAGGCGCAATGCGGACATAGCAGTGCGCAATAAATTGGGAGGCAGATATGCGGGTAAAAGGCAAGTGGAGCAAGGGCGAAATGGCGCGAACCATTGTTTTGTATCTGCTCCAGCTCATCACGACGGTAATTGTCTGGGCCTGCGCTCTGAAAACCGTCGCCGTCCTAATTGCAGTCATCCGCAACCCGGAGCTCGGCGCGTCGGTCGACCTGTCCGACGTACTCGGCTTTACCGGCTGGGCAACCATCACAGAGCTTGGCCTGCTTGCCTTCAAGCGGGTTTTTGCGAAGAAAAATGAAACAGTCGAATAGCGAAAGGAGTAATTACTTATGGACTACACACAGATCATCTCGGCAGTGATCGCGCTCATCAGCGCGCTCGTTTCGGCATTTTTGATCCCGTGGCTCAAAACCAAGATCGATGCGGACAAGCTGCAAACGCTCCGCACTTACGTTGAGATCGGCGTAAAGGCGGCGGAGCAGCTGTACACCGCGACGGACGGCGCAGCGAAAAAGGCGTATGTCGTGAACTTCCTCGCCGAGAAGGGCATTCAATTTGATGTGGAAACGATCGATAAGCTGATCGAGGCCGCCGTGCTGCAGCTGCACCACGAGTTGTACGGGAGCGAGCGGGCATGAGCGTTATGAAAGCCTCCGAGCTCGTCAGGCGGCATATTGACGTCGCGAAGAATTGCAAAACCGTGTATATGTGGGGCTGCTTCGGGATGCCGGTTACAGAAAGCATCATCCGGGAAAAAGCTGCACAGTATCCAAGCTGGTACACGGCCGCCAAGCAGTCTGAGCTGCGCAAGCAGATCGGCAAGAGCTATTTCGGTTTTGACTGCGTGAACCTCACGAAGGGCATTCTATGGGGCTGGAACGGCAATCAGAACGCGGCATATGGCGGCGCAAAATACGCCGCGAACGGCGTCCCTGACGTCTCCGCCGACGGCATGATCGCGAAGTGCAGGGACGTATCCGCGTCCGGCTGGGACAAACTCGTCCCAGGCGAAGGGCTGTGGATGCCAGGCCACTGGGGCCTGTACATCGGAGACGGCTTGGCCGTTGAGTGTACGCCCATCTGGGGTAATGGCGTGCAGATCACCGCCGTTCTGAACATCGGCTCCAAGAGCGGGTACAACGCCCGCAGATGGACGAAGCACGGCAAGCTCCCGTGGGTGGAATACGATACGGAAACCGTCGACAAGGCCGTCGAGGCGGCCAAGGAGACGATCAAGGCAAAGGCCGGGCTGGCGGACAGCACGATCAAATATCTCGCCGATTATAAATACGGCGACGACCTCCTGAAGAAGCTGGCCGCGGCCATGAAGTAAGGAGGCGGGGCGTATGTCGCCGCAGGCACGCGGCAAACTTCCCCCAGAGCTGGGCCGCCTGACCCGCAAGGATATGGAGGCTGTGATCTATCAGGCCAATCTTGGCCGGGAAAACGAGAAGATCGCGCAGCTCTATTTTGTGGATAAGCTTCCCCAGGTAGACGTTGCAACAGAGCTGTTTCTGGGCCGCGCCACGGTACAGCGCCGCCTGCCGGAGATCATGCGGGAGATGCAGCGGACATCCAGCAAACTGTATAACTGAGATAAGCGCCGAGAAATCGGCGCTTATTTTTTTGAAAAAACTATTGACATATACGGTATTACGGTATATAATAGGTGCATAAGATGAAACAAAACAAAACCAACTACGGAGGGTACAGCGATGGCAAAGGCGAAGATTACTTGCAAATGCGAAATCTGTGGGGGCACGTTCGAGCACGTCCGCACTTGCGCCAATAGCAGCGCCGCTGCTTCCTACGAAGAGTGGGCGGCGGAACACGTTACTATCTGCCCGTCCTGCTACGCCGCAGCGAAAAAAGCAGAAGCAAAGGCTAAACTAGACGCATACATTGCCGCCGAGTTCGGCACCGAGCATCCGCTTCCCAAGATCACCGGCGTTTCCGAAAAGCAGATTTCCTATGCAGAGGCCCTGCGCGACGAATTCATCTCTCGTGATCTTGCAAGCTGCCACGTAAAGCTCGCCAGATTCTTCGCGGTGAAAGATAAAGTCCGGCTCGAAAACATGAGTGAAGAATGGCACGCCGCAGCAGAGAAGCGGGCGGAATCGGAAGGCCTGTCCGTCGAAGCATGGTTCATGAAAAACCGCCCGGCAATCGTAGCCCGCACTTCCAAGATTACAATCGTCGATGTTGTAAAAACGCTTGAGCTGATCGTAACGGAGTCCAACGCGTCGAAGCTAATTGACGCGTTGGGCTGAGAAGAATGGGCGTATAATAAGACCATAAGATAAATTAAATGACGGAGGTAAATAAAATGTACGAAATGAACAGGGATATGATGGACACCATGATCCGCGACTGGCTGGCAGACAATGCAGAGGAGATGGCCGATCTGGTCGTCGATTACGACAGTATCCGGTACGACGATAATGAAGAAGAGTGGATCGCTGACGCGCACGACGACAGCACCAGCTACACGCTCAAGGCTTGCAGCGATGGTTTCATCCGCATCTGCTGATGATTGCGGCCAACGCAAGCAAGGAGGCCGCGGGAATGAACGGCTACCAGCAGGCGATGATGCCGAAAATTGCAAAAATGAGGAGGAAACAACAATGGAAAACGTAGAGGAAATCACCAGAATCATGAAGGCCGGAAGCGCCGCCGGTCGCGCGCAGGAACCGATGCGGTTTGTGACGCAGGAGGAACGCAACGCATGGTATGAGGAACAAACGGAAATTCTGGCAAAGGTTATGGCTCCAGTAGGAGACGAACCTTACGACAAGAACCTGCAAGGGCATAAGATTGCGGAACGCTTCGCGGATATCCACACATTCGAAATCTATAGACTTACCAATATCCGATACATTATCGGGGATTTCGAAACATACGAAGAGTACGCAGCCCACTGCCGGGCGGAAACAGAAGCATGGTTCGACAAGCTGCAAGCAGATTTAGAGGAGGAATAAAAAATGACTGCACATCTTTACCGCATCCGTTCTGATTTTAGGAATATCCCGGATAAGATTTTCATCAAAGCCACCCAGAAGGAGAATTATCCCGGATCGTGGCTTCACGCAGAAATTGAACTGCCGGATTTTATTCGTGTAGCTGAAACCGAGGCCGGTGACGGCTTCCTGTTCACGCAAGATGAAACTATCACGAAAGTTTACATCGAAACTGCGGAGCGCTTGGACGGCGACGCAATTAAGGGAACGGTGAGCATCCGCAGCGCAAGCGGACGTATGCTTGCAGAATGCGACGCCATGTGGCGATGAGAACGGGGGGCGTGAATCATGCCGAGTGAGGCACAAAAGCGCGCCCGTGACAAGTGGGACGCCACAAACATGACGCTGGTAAGCTGCAAGATGCGGCGCGACCTTGCTGACGATTTTAAGTCTGCCGCAAAAGCAAACGGCACAACGCCCAGCGCCTTGATCCGTGGGTGGATCGACGGATATATGCAGCAAAACAAGCCCGTGAAGTAATCCGCAGGCAATTTTGAACCAAATTGATACACAACTGAGGCACAAGAAGCCGCAAAAAGGCCCATACTGAACACATCAAAGGAGTGTTCGGTATGGGCTTTTCTTATTTTAATCCAAACCCCGCCGGGCTGAAAGTCGGGGACTGCACCGTCCGGGCCATCGCAAAGGCGACCGGGAAGAGCTGGGACGAGGTGTATATCGGCTTGTGCCTGCAAGGACTCATCATGGGAGATCTGCCGAGCGCAAACAGCGTATGGAGCGCTTACCTCCGGCAGCAGGGCTTTACCCGGAACGTAATCCCGAACACGTGCCCGGACTGCTACACCGTCGCGGACTTTTGCGCAGATCATCCGCGCGGCGTGTATGTGCTGGCGTTATCAAGCCACGTTGTGTGCGTGGAGGATGGGACGTATTTTGACACGTGGGATTCTGGGAGTGAAATTCCACTGTTTTATTGGGCAAAGGAGGAAGCATGATGTTTGGACAACAGCCGTATGTGTATCAGCAGCCGATTTATAATCAGCCAATCGGCCAACCAATCAGTCAGCCAATGCAGGAACCAATGATGCGTCCGCAGTACCAGCCCGCGCCGCAGATGCCGGCCTACCAGCCGCAGCCACAGCAGACGCAGAATCAGTCGATCATCTGGGTTCCGAACGAGCAGGCGGCAAACGACTTTATTGTTGCACCCAACAATGCCGTAACGCTATGGGACATGAACGCGCCTGTTGTATACGTCAAAAAAGCCGATGCAAGCGGAAAGCCGACCATGACTATCTATGATCTTGTAGAGCGCGCACAGGCCGTTATAACGCCAACAGCGGCGCGAAAAGGCATGATGGAGGAATACGTGACGCGCAAGGAGTTCGACGAGCTTGTGGCGAAGCTGGCCGCTCCCAGCGCCAGACCGGTGAGAAAGACAAAGGAGGCTGAAAGCGATGGCTAACCCCCTGTTTAACGCCCTCGGCGGCGGACAGCTGCCCGGCCCGATGGGGCAGTTCCAAAACATGATACAGCAGTTCCGGCAATTCCAGAACAGCTTTCAGGGGGATCCAAAAGCAGAGGTCGAAAAGCTGGTACGAAGCGGGAAAATCTCGCAGCAGCAGTTGAATCAGCTGCAGCAGGTGGCGGGGCAATTCCGGCAGCTGCTGCAATAGTTCGGGAATTCCGAACAGTTGAACGATCAAAATCGTGGCCACGATTGAGATAAATCTTTTGAATCTACGAAAGGAATGAAAAATATGAGTTTGAATGACGGCGCCCCGACCATGACAATGCCCGTCGCGCCTACCGGCATGACAGGTGGCGGCTGGGGCGGCTTCGGCGGTGATAATGGCTGGTGGATCATCATCCTGTTCCTTGCCATTTTCTGCGGCTGGGGCGGCAATGGAAACGGATTCGGCAACAACGGCAGAAATTCCGGCGGCGTTGTAGACGGCTATGTGCTGGCCTCTGACTTCTCCAACATCGAGCGCAAGATCGACAGTGTAAATCAGGGACTTTGCGACGGATTTTACCAGCAGGCGCAGCTTGTCAACGGCACCAACATGGCGATGGCAAACGGCTTTGCTCAGGCCGAGCTTTCCCGCTGCAACCAGCAGGCCACGCTTATGCAGCAGCTGAACAACATGGCGATGCAGGCACAGGAGTGCTGCTGCGAAAACCGCGCTGCAATCGCCCAGGTGCGCTATGACATGGCGACGCAGGCGTGCGACACCCGCAACACCGTGCAGAACACCACCCGCGACATCATCGACGCCATGAACTGCGGCTTCCGCAGCATCGACCAGCGTCTGACGGCGCAGGAGCTTGCGGCGAAGGACGCGAAGATCGCAGAGCAGAACCAGCAGCTTTTCGGCTACCAGCTGGCAGCATCGCAGGCGGCACAGAACAATTACCTTGTTTCCACGCTTCGCCCGAGTCCCAGCCCGGCCTATGTTGTCGCGAATCCGTACTGCTGCAACAGCGGCTACAACTACGGCTGCGGCAACTGCGCGTAACAACTCCACATCGTAGAGCTTTTTCGTGGCCTCACGAAAATGATCGGCCCCCATTGCCGATACTCGATAGCAACGCGGCGGGGCAATCGTCCCGCCGCTGTATTTTTTATGAAAGGAATGATTTTATGGCTGAATTTACATCATCCGGGATTCAAACTGTCGCCGCTGGGCAGAACGTCCCTCTGATCTCCACGGCGGCTTGCGGAAAGCCGTGCATCGTACATCGAGAAGGAAGCGGGCTTGTTACGCTGCGCGGGCTTACGCAGCAATGCAAGGCGAAGTTCCGCGTATCCTTTGGCGCGAATATCGCCGTACCTACAGGCGGAACAGTAGGTGCCATTACCGCTGCGCTCGCAATCAACGGCGAACCTCTGAGCAGCGCCACAGCGACCGTAACCCCTGCGGCTGTTGAGAACTATTTCAACATCTTCGTTTCCACATTCGTGGAAGTCCCGCGCGGCTGCTGCCTGACTGTAGCGGCGAAGAACACCAGCGCGCAGGCGATCAGTTTTGCAAATAGCAATATGATCGTCGAGCGCGTATCGTGAAAGGAGGATGCAATATGTACGATCTGAGAAATCTCCGCGAAATGCTCTGCAAAGAGCTTGACGAAATCTCCGACAAGCGCGAAATGTCTGCGGGCGACCTCGACGCGATCCAGAAGCTTACCAGCTCCATCAAGAATACCTACAAGATCGAGATGGCTGAAGACGGCGGCTATTCCCGCGACGGCGAGTGGGAGGCGGATATGCGCGGCACGTATGGCCGGGGCAGCTCTTACCGTGGCCGCCGCCGCGACGCAATGGGCCGCTACAGCCGCACAGACGCCCGCGAGCATATGCGCGCGCAGCTGGACGATATGATGCGCGACGCGGACGACGATAAAACCCGTGACGCGATCCGCCGCTGCATGGAGCAGATCGAGCGGGCATAAGGAGGCGCGATATGCTGGATAAAGCCGAGATCCGCAAGGAGATAGCGCGGCTGGAATATGAGGAATCCAGCTATCCCAATTATGCCAAACTGGCAGATCTTTATGTGATACGCGATAAGATGCAGGAAGAGGAACGGGGCGATGGCGGTAGGCATGTGGGTTCCTACTCCGGCGCTCCCGCCCCTGTGACCGCAGAACCGGCTATCGTTGGCGAGTACGGGGACAGTGAGTTTTTACTTGCGGTAGCTGGGAAAAAACCGGCAAAGGCTTGGGCGGTCGTTGATGAACTTATGGACACATTATCGCTTGTGAACCGAAAAGTCTATGATTCCATGCTTCGGAAAATAAAGTCCATGTAGCAAAAAATAGGGGAGTCCCCTCGCATTGCACTGAATTTGTAGCATACAATGTAGCATACGGGAAATGATTTTATGTTACAGAGCGTGTCATAACGTGATTTTTCGCTTTTTGAAAATACGCAGAAAATGTGGCGAAAAGCATAAAAAAGTACCGATTTTAGCTTTAAAACAGCTAAAATCGGTACTTTGGCGCGGAAGGAGAGATTTGAACTCTCGCGCGCTTTTTAGACGCCTACTCCCTTAGCAGGGGAGAAAAAACCATTGAAAACACTGGGGAAATTGGCATTTGTAACATATTTTGTAGCATACAGAATTCACTCTGGCGATTCGTTTTGCAACTGATTTACGGCATCGACCATGCCTTTCATGTCCGGGTGTACATACCGTTGGGTAGTCGTTATCTTCGTGTGGCGCATGATTTCCTTGATCGTAAACGGGTCGATATTTTTCATCGCGAGGGCTGTAGCGGTTGTATGGCGGCATGAGTAAGGTGGTAGCTTTTGCACTCCGGCAAGCTCCAAACACTCATAATATCTCTTGTAAAAATTATCTTTGTTTATGCAGCAGATATTTCCGACGCGCGATTTGCTTTCTTCGCATAGTTCATGCAGCACCGGCGCAACGAAATCCGGGAAGACCATAGGCGTTTCCTTCCGCTTCTTTGTCTTTATGCCGCCTCGGACGATCTCATTCTTTTCAAAGTCAATCATATCTTTCTTGAGTTTCAGAAGCTCACCGGGCATCATGCCGGTATAAATCATCGTTAAAATAAACCCAATGAAGTGGTCTTTTGCATACGCTTCCCATAGCTTTTTTACGTCGGCGTCGGTAAACGGTTCCGGCGACTTCTCTTCCAATTCCGGAAGCTTTATGTACTTTGCAAGATTCACGGTTGTCTGCTTTTCTGCGATTGCGAGGTTATAACAGTGGGAGAGGACGGTTTTCATATCTTTCCGTGTGTAATAGGTGCTGGCGTTGCGGTCGATAACATCCTGTATCTGCGCGATGGTAAGCGCGTCGATCTCACGGTCGGCGATTTCTCTCATGCGCTCGAAAGCCTTTTCCGCCGCTCCCTGACGATCAGCCGATAAGGATAGATAATCCCCACGCAGATATGTTTTGTAGTATTCTCTGAGAGTGGGGCTTCGCTGCTCTTCCTTCGGAGGGTTTGCTGCATATTGGAGGGCGGCGCGCTTTGATGTAAACCCGCCTTTTGTTCGCATCTTTTGCCGAAGCTTGTCGTTCTCGTCTAGGTAAGTTCTTTCTGTCCAACGCGCCGTCCACGTCTTCCCTCGCTGGTAAGCGCTTCCTTGCCCGTTCCCGCGTGTCCGGCTTCGCCGCGCCTCCTGTTTTTTCCCGCACCAGCAACAGTAGGGCGCGCCGCCTGGAATTTCTTTTTTACACTTGATGCACTCCATGTTTCCCTCCACGTTCTTTTCGGATCGCGTAGAAAGTAATTGCAGAAGCCAGAACTGAACCTACGATCAGGGCGATACACGCCCATGCGGTTACGGTCAAATCTCCATCGCGAATGAGACCTGCGTTCCGAATCTGCGCATCCGTTACAAGGCAGGCAATCAGGGTAAAGGAGAGCAGCAAACAAAATAGGGCGAGAACGTAACACATTGTATGTGTAGACCTTATCTGCGCGCTCTGTAGGGCTGTTGCTGCCTCCAGCTTGGCGTTTTCAAGCTCGACGTGATGGATCTGCTTGGTCAGCTTTTCCGGGCTTCCGACGCGATTTTCAAGGCCGAACAGCTCGTCGAGCGACAACCCGAGCGTTTTGCATAGCGCAGCCGAGTTGTAAAGCCGTGGATCCGCTTGTGTTCCAGCGTATAATCGGCTCACGGCAGAGAAGGAAACGCCGGACTCGTTCGACAGCTCCTCCAACGTCATCCCGCTTGCATCTTTTGCCCTTCTGATCTTCCCCTGATACGCGCCGATAAACGGAGCGAGATCCTGTATTGCGGACATGATTACGCCTCCATTCGTAAGTTTCAGTTTTATTTCTTACATTTTCCATATAAAAATGCAAAACATATGACAAGAACGCAGGATTCGCCCTTTTCTTACAAACATTATCTGGTACAATAAAAACGTAGCAGATAGTTCCTGAATCCGGCATCTGCTGAAATGGCCCCACCGTATGTTCCAGATACGATGGGGCCGGGCAAACCAAATATTATATCAAATCATCAGTCCCATAAACTGTACACCATCGGATTCCTGATTCCCAAAAATAACGCGGTCTGTTTGTTTATAATACCATGTTGATTTTTAGAACAATCGTTCTATAATAAATGACAGGAGGAAAAAATATGGAGTGCATCAACATCCGGGTAAACAATGGAAGGGTCGACGTGACGGTCGACGGTGCGAAGCTGACAGACGTGCACAGCGTCAGCGTGGACTACATCAAGGGCATTCCGCTCCTGTTTGCCTGCGTCGCGGACGTAGGCCGGGAGCAGGACGAGCGGCGGGAGCCGAGGATCCTGCACTAGTCATAGTACTCCCGGTTTTGTAATGTACTATAATTTTATCACCAGAGTTTTACAGGCTCAAGGTCAAAACTGCACAAAAAGAAACGATAGAATTTGGAAGTTAAGAAAAGGAGGGCGCAAAATGCTTTGTATTCAGGATGATCTGTGCTATAATAAGGGTGAAGAAATTGCGCCCGCTGATATTGGCTTTCAGTATTTAATGGAACTTACATCAGAGGAAAAACGAGAACTAATTAGAATATGGAAGGAGCGAAACAATGTTTCTGAGCAAGGAAAAGTACGATAATATTATGCTGCAGTTGTGCAGAATCAGGACTGAAATTTCTACAAAAGATGAGTGCGGAGAAGCGTGCCGGATGTGCGAACACGCGATCGGCGCGGCCAGCCCAGGCGGCGACATCGTGCTTGTCTGCGAAAAAAAGCTTAAAGCAGTTTGCAGCGACTTTAGCCCTCGGATCCTGACAGACATTTGTTCAGGAAATTCCAGAAATGTTCAGACGTAAGCATCCCGAGCAGGAATGAGATTACTGCAATCACTAGGTCATGGATTCGACTAGCCTTTGTGGACTTCTTCCGCTGATCAATATACGCCAAGTAGTCCTTCCCGCGTTCTTCTATTTCAATTGCGCAGGACGCGCCAAACGATAACACAGGGACACCATCTTTGCTGGGGATTGGGTGCAGATTTGCAAGTCCAAAATGTTTCAGCCTATTTGCGGTCTGGAAAATATCATCCGTCGCAAATATTCTGCTATCTGCCAACGCTTTAAGCATTTTTCTTTCATCTTTGTTCAACTCGATTTCCGAAAACGGAAGGTTGCTTGCATCATCCATTCTGCTTTCTCCGGTTCTTTAGCATACGCGCCATTTCGAGCAAATCACGTCGCTCATTTTCATCCGCAGAACTCCAAATTTCACGGAGTTCTGCGGTTTCGCTATCTTCGGCCCCATCCTTCGGGATGGGGTCTTTTTTTATGCCCTCCTGCGGAAAGAGTTCCTCGTCCGGCAGCAGGTCTGCCACGGATACACCGAGATATTCTGCGATAATTTTAAGATTTTTCATAGAAGGGTTTGTTTTCCCTGTGTTCCATAGAGAGTACGATGCAGACGTAATACTGCAATCCTTATAAAACTGCTGTTTCGGTATACCTTTTGCAGCAAGCAGGGCGTTGATTCGTGCGACTATGGGCGATTTAACCACAAAGCAACACTCCTTTTTGTATAATTTTACACCTAGTAATTACAAAGTTTTTATTGACACTAGGAGCAACTTAGTGTATACTAGGTTTCGTTAGGGCGGAACTTACAAGTGAGGTGATGGCGTGAAGAAAGACAAGTATATATGGGGATTTCAGATTGTTGGTTCAGACTGCGGATATGACCAGTTCGGTACGTTCCATTGCGCGTGCGGTCATTGCCTTCCGTTACGAGTTGATGTAAGTAAGGGCGGCAAATATCGCGGCAGCGACTGCGGCGACGGCAGATACGACGGTGAAAAACATGTTGATAAGAAACCGCCTTTTCTCCGTGCGTGCTTTCGAGCCTTCGGTTTCGACAAGCACATTTAGCCCGTTTTCTTCTATGGATTTGTAACGCTTATTCCGATTGAGAAACAACCTGATTCTTTCTCTGAACGACTTGCACATGATTCATGCCTCGGCTTATGAGGCGTGAAAAGAACACCGCCCCGGACAGCTTATCGGATTGTTTAATAATGATAGGTGGTACTTTCATAATAACACAATTCACTAAGTTGTCAAGAAAAACTTAGTATTCTCAGACAGGAGGTATGTAAAGGCATGGGTTTTAAGGAAGCGAGGCTTGCCGCCGGATTGACAGTTCAGCAGGTAGTCAAGGCGCTGAAAGTTTCAGACGCATCTGTTTATCTGTGGGAAACCGGGCAGATGTATCCGAAGACAGCGCGCCTGCACGAAATCGCAGATCTGTACGGCTGCACAGTGGACGAGTTATTAAAGCCGAGAAAGGAGGAAAAATGACGCTGGATGATATCCGGGCAATGTCAAAGCCAACAATCCTCGCAAGCGAGGCGGCGCAGGTGCTCGGCTGTACCCCGCAATGGCTTCGCTTGATGGCGAGGGAACAGCCTGAAAAGCTGGGCTTCCCGGTCTGCTGCACAAGCAAGCACAGAGTAAAGATCCCGAGAGAGCCGTTTTTGCGGTTTCTCGGAGCATGAGGAGGAACAAATGAAAAGATGATTTTCGCAGCATGGAAGCCAGGGAGCCGGTATGGAGCCGACGCGCAAAAGGTTGCTGATGAGATTTCCGGTATTGGTGATTCGGCAACCCCGGCACAAATCTTGGACAAGGCGCGGGACAACAAGAGTGAATTGCATAAGTGCTTTGACTGGAATGATTCGGAAGCTGCTGAAAAGTGGCGGCTGCACCAGGCAAGAAATATTGTGTGCAGTCTTGTATACAAAGAGGAAAGCAAGGAGGCGGCTCCGCCGGTTCGCCTGTTCTTCAAGACAGACAGCGGAAGCGGCTATAAAGCGACTTCTCTGATTTTGCAGAACAAAGGCGAATATCAAAAGATGCTGTCTCGCGCTCTTGCAGAACTGAACAGTTTCAAGACGAAGTACAAGACATTATCTGAGCTTGACGGCGTATTTGATGCCATCGATCAACTTGCGGGATAACCGCGAAGCGGTAAGCGGAAACAGGGGCGCGTAGCGCCGAGCAATTTACATGATATAAACGAACAAAATACCGAAGTACAGAATAGTGAAAAAAAGAATAGCGAAGTACAGCAAACTACACGCTTCTGTTTCTGCTTACCGCAGACAAAATACCGAACATCAGGAATAAACGCCATAACACGCTAGAGTACACCGCAGAACAAAACAACATCGTGCGCTTGCTGTGGCTTATGAGAGCCACAGCAAGAAAAAATAGAACACCAATCTAAACACGAACAAAGCTTAGTATATCATGCTACAGAACAACACACCACAGTATAACATAAGCCACAGCAAGCGCACGAACCGAATTTAAGGAGGAAACCCATGAAAAAAGAGCGAGTTATTGAATTGCAGCCTGTGAAAATCGAGCAGGCTACCATTCATATCGTCGGTGACGGCGACCTTGTTTTGAACAAAATGAACGCCAGAACCGTCCGGGAATTGACCGCTGCCAGAGACGGCAAGAAGACAACGAAGCAGGTTCCAAACATCTGGGAGGATATCATTACTGCAATTCACTGGCGCGACGGATACCCCGTTGAAGATACTTACAACGACATGACGGAAGCAACGCTGCACGAAATGCTGGAAACCAACGCTCCGTGCATTACCGGATTCGGTTTGAAAAAGTCCTTCTGCCAAGCGGTTGTCAGAAACGAAATCGACACTTACGCGACAAAGTTTGACAACGCAATGAACGTCACAGCCCGGCTGGAACCCATCAAATTTGCCGAGCACTTTGTGGATAAAACGTTGATGTCACCGAAGCGCGGTGCACCGGTGCTTGTGTATATCAACCGTTTTTCGGGATGGTCGTCGCAAATCCACATCACCTATACCGAAAATGTGTACACGCTCGACCAGATTGTAAACATCATCAATATGGCTGGTTTCGGCCTCGGTATCGGCTCTGGCCGGTCAAGCGGGTACGGCAGATACCATGTCTCCGGCGTTGAGTGAAGTTGAAAGGAGGGACCTACATGAGAACAAACCTTGTCGCGGAAACGACTGAGGAGCGCCGGGAACGGCTGCGCGAGGAATTGGAGGCCCGCAAGGCAACACTGCGGATCGTCAAGGGCCTGTGCCTTTGGGTGAGCGGCGCGGCGATGATCTTGGCCGCAATGGCAGGGACAGCCGCAATGACGTATGAATGCGTTGTGACTGGCTTCGTCGCGCTCGTAGCGCTGCTGTATGGGCTGGCATAAAGAAATGACCCCTGCCGCGCGGCAACGCGGCAGAGGCCGAAAGGAAACTTAAGACGCCTTTATTATAGGGCAGAAAGGGAACCATGTCAAGTTGTTTAACGGATTCCCGCGTCCGGCACGGTGCGAAAGCCTGCGTCGACGCGGTACATCGGGCCGACTACCCGAAGTTTAATAAGGTGCTGCTTTCGCAATGCGAACACCCGGAAAAATACGGTGTGCAGCTTGTACCGGACGCAGCTGCGGCGATCAAGGCGCTGGACGCGCCCAAGAACCGCGCCGACAGGCGGAAGAAGACGAACCGGTATTACTTCCGCCTGACGGATGATCAGGCGAAGAAGCTGGACAGGCTTCTGAAAAAGCTGGGCTATTCCACGGTACAGAGCTTTTGCGAGGCGATGATCCGTCAGGAGGTGAGCCGGAATGGCGTATGACGGCGAAAACCTGTACTTGAGCATTCCGGAGCCGGAACCGAAGATCGTCGGCCAGTGCGCGTACTGCCGGGAAGACATCTATGAAGGAACTGAGTGCTTCTGCTGCAACGGAGTGCTGGTACATACGGAGTGCTTCGGGGACTATGTGCAGGATGAGTATAGCGAATCGGAACTGGCCGGGGCGCTGGGATTTGAACAGAAGACAGCATGAATGAAGGAGGAAACATTATGGAAAACGCAAAAGGCTTTAAGGCATTCGACCCCGGTTTGATCTGCCGAGGCAAGCAGTATGCCGAGAACACGGACTACGAAGAGGCAGGTGGCGCGATCTGCGGCGAAGGAATGATGCACTACTGCGTCAACCCTTTTGATACCCTTAACTTCTACGATCTCGTAGATAAAAACGGGACGTTTTCAGATTTTGCAGAGGTCGAGGCGCTTGATCCGCCGGTTGTAGGAAGTGGCGGGAAATTCGCAACAAAGAAACTGCATATCGGCGCGAAGCTGAACTTCGCCGGATTTGTAAAAGCGTGTATCGATTACACAAAGGAACAGACAATTAACAATATGCCGAAAAGTTACATCACCACAGGCGACTACGCCCAGATCGGCAGTTCGGGCGACTACGCCCAGATCGGCAGTTCGGGCAACTCCGCCCAGATCGGCAGTTCGGGCTACTCCGCCAAGATCGGCAGTTCGGGCGACTCCGCCCAGATCGGCAGTTCGGGCTACTCCGCCAAGATCGGCAGTTCGGGCGACTCCGCCCAGATCGGCAGTTCGGGCGACTACGCCCAGATCGGCAGTTCGGGCAACTCCGCCAAGATCGGCAGTTCGGGCTACTCCGCCCAGATCGGCAGTTCGGGCGACTACGCCCAGATCGGCAGTTCGGGCTACTCCGCCAAGATCGGCAGTTCGGGCGACTACGCCAAGATCGGCAGTTCGGGCAACTCCGCCAAGATCGGCAGTTCGGGCGACTCCGCCAAGATCGGCAGTTCGGGTAACTCTGCCCAGATCGATAGTTCTGGTGAAGATTCTGTAATCTGCTGTGCAGGTAACGGATCTGCCGTAAAGGCAAAGGCGGGCAGCTGGATCACGCTTGCAGAGTGGGAATATTCCGATGAAAAAGGCAGGTATATTCCGCACTGCGTGAAGACTGAATATGTCGATGGCGAAAAGATCAAGGCCGATACATGGTACCGGCTGAAGAACGGTAAATTTGTGGAGGCTGAGTAAATGGCCTCCCGCACCGAAGAGATTTACATACCGTGCGAATGCCGGGTATCGATCTACTTCCCAGCCGGACATATAGAATGCGATATTTGCCCACTGCTGCAAACGTATAGTCGGCGGCAGTGTATGAGAACCGGGGAACTGATTCCGGCATGGCAGAAACGCGGGTATTATTGCCCGCTGGAGATTCCGGGCGAACTGATACCGCCAGAAACTGATGATCAGAAGGAGGACATGGAAAACAAATGAAATTAACAGAAAAGCTGAATGCCATTCAGGCGCAGCTGAAAGCGCCGAAGGACAAGAAAAATAGCTTCGGCGGCTACAATTACCGCTCCTGCGAAAGCATTTTGGAGGCTGTGAAGCCTCTGCTTCAGGCGCAGAGCTGCATTCTGACGATATCCGACGAGATTGTAGAGATCGGAAACCGCATTTATGTTAGGGCAAAGGCTACGATTTCCGATGGTGAGGGCGAGTATACGACGTATGGCTTTGCCCGTGAGCCGGAAAGCAAGAAGGGAATGGACGAGCCACAGGTAACGGGTACAGCAAGCTCTTACGCACGCAAGTACGCACTGAACGGCCTTTTTGCAATCGACGATACGAAGGACGCGGACACGGACGAATATGCAAAGGAAACGGGCCGGACAGCGAAAAGCCAGCCTGCGCAGGCGAGGAAAACAGCACCGCAAACATCTGCAATGTCATTTAATTGCGCAGTCTGCGGCCAGCAGATCGTTGGCGAGACAATCAACGGACATATATATTCCGGAGTGAGCATTGCAGAGCAAACAGCAAAGAAATTTGGCCGCTGCCTCTGCTGGACGTGCGCACAGAAGCAGGGAAAGGAGAAAAAAGAATGCTGAACAGAATCACCCTAATGGGCCGTTTGACCCGCGATCCGGAGCTCCGCCACACGCAAAGCGGAAATTCTGTCGCATCCTTCACGCTTGCCTGCGACCGCGATTACGCGGCGCAGGGCGCGGAGAAGGAAACGGATTTTATTGATGTTGTCGCATGGCGGAATACAGCTGATTTTGTCAGCAAGTATTTCTCAAAGGGCCGCATGGCCGTCGTTTCTGGCCGTTTGCAGATCCGCAACTGGGAAGACAAGGACGGAAACAAGCGCAAGACTGCCGAGATCGTCGCAGAAAGCGTTTATTTCGGCGACAGCAAGCGGGACGGGCAGAATGCTGCTGCCGCTGCACCGGCCTCTTCGGAGTTCAAGCCGCTGCCGAGCACAACGCCGGTTCCGTTTTCCGAACCGGATATGCCGCAGATGGAGATCGGCGACGAAAACGAGCTTCCGTTCTGAGGGCTGAAATATGCCGAACAGAATTATTCGGGAAAGCATCTGCACAAGCGATAGCATCGACAAACTCTCGTGGTTTGAAGAAGTTCTGTTTTATCGGCTCATTGTAAACTGTGATGATTTCGGACGCTTTGACGGGAGAGCGGCGGTCGTGAAAAACCGCCTCTTCCCGCTGAAAGAAAACCTCACGCTCAAAACTGTAGAAAATGCTCTTCATGGGCTGGCGAGTGCTGGATTGATTGCTCTGTATGTGTTTGAGGGCAAGCGCTTCCTTTACCTACCAACATGGGGCAAGTATCAGACGCAGCGTGCGAAGGTAAGCAAATTCCCGTCGCCTGATGAAGGGACACAAGCGGATGAAATCATTTGCAAGCAAATGCGTGCAGATGTTCCCGTATTCGAGAATCGAGAATCGAGAATCGAATTCGCTATTCGAGATGCGGAAGATAGCGCGGAGCCGCAAGCGGCATCCACGCCGCCAGCAATCTCTCTGCCGCTGAATGACGGAACGGAATATTCCGTTTCCGTGGAGCAATGCCAGGAATGGGCGGGCTTGTACCCTGCTGTCGACGTGATACAGCAGCTGCGGAACATGAGGGGCTGGTTGGACGCAAATCCGGCCAAACGGAAAACAAAGCGCGGGATCAATGCGTTTATCGTCCGCTGGCTGGCAAAAGAACAGGACAAAGGCGGAACAAAGCCTGCACAGTACAGCCGCGCTGCCAAGCCCGGCTACGGCGTGCAGGGGCACAATGACGAGCTGAACCCGCTGGAGCGCGCGGCCGTGGACAGGGTGATGGGGCCGGTGTCAAAGGGCGCTGCCCGATTGCAGCAAGGCGTGCAGCGCCACGGGGACGAACTTGATGCGTTCCAGCTGGAGGCGGTCGAGCGAATGCTGCAAATGCGAGAGGAGAATCCATGAAGCAATACTGCCGCTACTGCGTAAATGCTTATCTTCAAGGCGATGACATGATTTGGTGCGAGCCAAAAGACGAAATTCGAACTGACCGTCAGATAACGCGGCTGAACCGCTGCCCACACTTCGAATTTTGCTCGATAGACGTTCTTAACCCAGAACGGGAGTACAGGCCAGTTGAGAAACGGAGGGCGGCGCAGAAAAAGGAACCGGACATGGATCAAACGACTATGTTTGACGGACGGGAATAGGAGGAACGGAAATGAGTAAACCAAAATACATGAAAGGCGATTGCATTCGATCACTGGACGATTTGGTGCTGCAAGAAAACATCTATTGGAACGGGAGAATTTGGAATCGAAAGTGGTTCATGAACCTTCAGATTCAAGTGCTTCTGTCTCTAATCAAGCACAAGGCACTAAAGTACGCTGTGAGGCGGGACGGCAGCACAACGGGAGAGTTTGTCGAGCCGGTATTGTGGCATAAACTCAACGAACGCCCACTGACGGATGCGGAAAAATCTGAATTTTCCGAGCATGGCTATTCGGATTTTGAAATCCCGGAGTATATGTTCGACTGCCCTATGCCTGATGATGAGCAGGAAATCCTAATCGCAACCGAGTGGGGAGTGGACAAAGATGTGTGCCGCGTCGATACCGACGATTGGGGAAACCATTCGTTTGGATTGGAGGGATGCGGAGATTGGGACAGCGTGATTGCGTGGGCGGAAAAGCCAAAGTACGATTTGGAGGGGAAATGAAATGGACGTAGAAAAAACCGCGATTGAGCGGCTACGAATGGCCTCGGATATGAGCCTGCGCTTGTACAATCGGCAGAATCAGCTTTTGCTTGGAGGAAAACGATGATTGCTCGCGTCTTTCCAAGAAAAACGAACGCTTCCCCGACAGATGCGCTCGCATTCTTCGGCCAGCCGACAATCGAAAATATCGCCGACTGCATCAAGGCGGGCGTAACAGAGGTACATATCTCCGTAACGTTTACGTGGGATCTCGAAAAGGCCGAAGATCTGTACTACGCATGGCAGATCCTTGGAGTTCCAGTGGATGTCGGCGGCCCGGCGTTTGATGATCGCATGGGAGATTTTACGCCTGGGCTGTATCTGCGCGAGGGGATGATTTTTACATCACGCGGATGCACAAAGGATTGCTGGTTCTGCTCCGTGCCGCGCTGCGCACACGGAGAAATCAAAGAGCTGCCAATCGTGGACGGATGGAACATCCTTGATGACAACATTCTGGGAACGTCAGAAGCACATTTTCGGGCGGTCTGTGAAATGCTCAAGAGGCAAAAACAAAGATCTGCTTTTACTGGGGGATTAGAACCGGCGCTGCTCCAGCAGTGGCAGGCGGATTTGCTGCACGAGGTAAACCCAGCACGGCTTTATACAGCCTATGACACAAAGGACGATCTGGAACCGCTCATCGAAATGGGCAGGAAACTGCGGGCTTCCGGTTTCCGCCCGGCACGACACGCCATGTGCTGCTATGTGCTGTGCGGCTACGACGGAGATAGCTTTGAGGATGCTGAAAAGCGCCTGACGCAGACCATGCAAGCGGGATTTGTGCCGTATGCCATGCTGTTTCGCGGAGAGGACGGAAAGTACGATTATGAATGGCGGAGATTCCAGCGCGAATGGTGCCGCCCGATTATCACTGGAAAAAAGTTCAACGAATATTGGAGGGAAAAACGTGACGAATAAAGAAGTCGTGCAGGCGCTGCGGTACTGCAAATTTGGCGTCTCGTGCGAAAACTGCCCCGCAGTAGGGAACGAAGACTGTTTTGAAGAGGTAAATACGGCCGCAGCCGACCTCATCGAGCGCCTGACCGCCGAGAACGCGGCGCTGCGGGAGAAACAGCGGTGGATTCCGGTGACGGAGCGGCCGCCAGAGGAACGAGTTCTTGTAAACGTGGTGTGGGTGAACAGAGTACCAGAGCCGTACTACAAAAAAATAAAGGGCGTTCTGTTTTCTGATACTGCGTGCTTTTACAGAGGGAGATGGTATTGGGATTCTCCTGCAGTCCTCGATCTGTTGGCAGAATACGGGGAAGATGAGATTGATCTTGTAGACGAGGCAGTGGAAGTCACCCACTGGATGCCGCTGCCGGAAGCGCCGGAGGAAGGAGACAAGCATGAGTAAAACTGTTTTGATCAGCATTCGCCCGGAGTGGTACCAGTACGTTGGGAAACAGATCTGTTTCGACCTGGCGGCGTTTGGAGGTGCAAAAGCGGAATGAAATGGCATATTGCAAGTGTCAGCTGGGGCAAGGACAGCCTGGCCATGCTCCTAATGCTGATTGCCAAGGGCTACCCGCTGAATGAGGTGGTTTTCTACGATACCGGAATGGAGTTTGAGGCGATTTACCACACACGGGATCAAATGTTACCCCGCCTGGAGCAGCTGGGGATCAAGTACACCAGACTGGAGCCGGAAAACCCGTTCCTGTTTGATATGCTGGAAAGGCCGGTTTGCAGTAAGCAGAAAGGCACACACCAAGGTTATGGCTGGTGTGGCGGCCTCTGCCGCTGGGGAACCACGGGGA